TCTCTACTGCAAAAGCAGCATTGGAAACTCCATAATAACAACATAATTATAGGATTGAAAGGCAGCCATCTGGTTGCCTTTTTTTTGTGGCTTATATCTGAAAAGAAAAAAAATTTGCTTTTTTGTTTGGAAATGAAAAAATGTTTTCTATATTTGCTAAAGAAATCAGAAACAACATGAATAATTTTTCAAGCATTACCGACAACAAACTAAGAAGAGATTTAATTTCAGTAGCTCAATCAATGCAAGGGCATCACCTTGCCAGATTAGCAATGATGATGGCAGAAGAGAGAGGGATTGAGTTAAGTTATGAGGAAGCTCTTAAATTATAAAAAAGATCATGAACAATAGGGCAACAGATATAGTTTTGGGATTTGCAATTATGCTTTTCATCATTACTTTGCTCATGAAAATAATTACTTTAAATTAGAACAATGAAAAATAAAATTGAAAAATACTTATTCAGGGCAGCGTTTTGCCTTATGGTATGGGCAGGAATAGTTGGATTTTTATTATTGGCAACTTGGATTGATACGATATGAAAAAAGTAAACAAGGGTATTTTGGGGTGGATCTTCTTTCTGATAGGAGTGAGGTGTATTTATATCTTCAATGATGCCTTCACAGGGATCTTCATGATCCTGATTGGATTCACAATGATGTTAAATAAGGATAAATAAAATGTATATTTTGGAAAGCTGTAAAGAGATGATAAAAGAGTATATTCGGCTCATGGATGATGAAGCATTCAACAGGATGCCATTGTCAAAACAGATAATGATTCTCAATCGTATGGAGGAGATCAGAAATGAATTATCAGAGAGATCTGATGATGTTTAGTTAAGTTTTTTTCATTATTTTTTTTTGGTTCTTTAAAGGAGTTGCAATTTGTAGCTCCTTTTTTTATATCTTTAGCTGCATGAAAGGCAATGAAAGTGGCTGTTTTGCAGAATACAAGTTTGCGACAATGGCAATGGAAGAGGGGTTCAATGTATCGATGCCACTTCTGGATTCATCTCCTTATGATGCCATCATTGAAAAGGATGGAGAAACATTCAAGATTCAAATCAAATACATTTCAGCAGATCGAAAAAAGAGAAGGAATGATTTTCATCTTTCTTTAGGCAGGAGGAGTGGTCAGAGTTTTTACTCTTTAGAATACGTTGATTTTTTTGCCATCTATTATGCAGAGGAGAGTGGATTTTTCATTATTAAGAATAAAGAGCAAAGAGCAATAAGATTATCAATGACTGGTATTTATAAAAATAATTTTAGTAACTTTGCTTTGATTACAAAGTAATCGTTTTTTCATTGTTTCTGATATTAAGAGCTGCATCTCATGTGGCTCTTTTTTTTTACCTTTACAAAAATTAAAGTGATGCGACAGATAACGATAAACAGCACAACAGGAAATGAGATTATCACAGCACAGGATGTGAAGGATTTTGTGAGAATTGATACCTCTGCTGATGATTCATTGATTACATTGATGATCGAAACAGCTCGGATGTTTTGTGAGAATTACATTTCAAGAGATATCGTAGCAAAGAACAGAACTTACTATCTTGATAAAACTGAAACAGGATTGATTGATCTTCCATTCTCTCCAGTGGCATCGATTGCATCAGTAACTGTGAATGATATTGCAAATACATATGAAGTGATCGGATTGAACAATGAAACGATTGAATTGGATGGAGGAGCTGCAGAGAAAGTGAAAATCACTTATATAACTTCAGGGATCAGTAATGGATTGATCAAACAAGCTCTTTTGCAATCTGTTTCAACTTATTACGATAATCGTGCAGATTTCATACAAGGTCAAAGTTTACATTTGCTTCCATCTGCTGCAAAGAATATATTGGCATCATACAAATCAATGTTTGTGTAATGGATGCAGGGAAATTAAACAAAAGAGTTAAGGCAATCCGATTGACAAAGGCATCTGATGGATTTGGGGGTTTCACAAGTTCTGAAGCTGTGGCAGGAACATTCTGGTGCCACCTGAAGCAAAATAAGGGGGAAATTAAGCAGGAAAATGGAATCAGGGAGCAAAGAGTTGAAATTGAATTGATCATGCGTAAAAAGGCAGCAAATGAGATTTTAACAACAGATGTGCTGCAAATAGAAGGTCAATCAGAAAAGCATCGGATCATTGATAAGTTTGATTCGGAGATTGATTTTTACACAACGATAAAAGCAGTGAGAATCCAATGAGTGCAAAGATAAATCAATCGGATCTGAATAAGCTCAATAAGAAGATTGCAAATCTTAAATTGTACTCAAAGAAGGGTTTATCAACTGAAGTTGGGAGAACTGCAATGGAGATTGTTGGAAAAGCAAAAGGATCAGCTCCTAAAGACACAGGAAACTTGGCTCAACAGATTGCCACAGAACCATCTGGAAAGGGGATAGCAATTTTATCAAAAGCAAAATACTCTCCTTATGTAGAGTTTGGAACAGGAGGGTTGGTTGATTTAACTGATTTGAAAGCTCTTGGAATTTCAGAAGATGAAGCAATGAAATTCAAAGGTAAAGGAATCAAAGAAGTGAATCTCCCTGCTCGACCATTTTTCTTTTCATCTGCAAGGGTTGGATTTAAGAATATGCTCAAGAGAGTTGAAAAGCAATTAAAAAGAATGACATGAGAGAGGTAATCCACAGAATAAGAAAGGCAATCATTGACAAGCTCACAGGGAATGTTGAATTGAGAGGATCTTCAGTGCCTATTTATGGGAGAGTTCCATCAAACGCTGCATATCCATTTGTGAGGGTTTATTCAGTTTCAAACAATGAAGTTGATCAGAATCAAACAACATTCAACACTGAAGTAATCACAAGGATTGAAGTGATCACAAGATTTGAATCAGATTCAGGTGGGGAGCTTGATTGCAATCTCATTGTGGATGAATGCTTATCTTTGTTGAGAACAAGATCTGCAGGGTACTTTGATTTAACAGATCAGGGTTTCAATGTATATACTTCAATGAATGAAGGGATTAAGTATCTGGAAGATGATTTTTCAGATCATACTTATTTCAGAGCAATCATTGAATTGAGCAATAGAGTAGAGCAAATACCTCCATCAGGAGGTTTGCAAAATGAATTACAATTTGAATTACAATCATAATGGCAAAAATTACATTTACAAATAAAACAGATAATCAAACATCAGCACTTGCAGAAATTTACAAGGTAACTGCTGCAAATGTTAATGAGGTAAAAACAAGCGTTAATGCATTGTATGATGATCAGGGAGGGTTTGCCTTTTATGAAGATACTGAAACTGCATCAACTCCAATCAATCTCGCTTCAGACACTTGGACAGATCTCACAAATGACAAGGCAGGATCAGGAACTCTCACAACTCACAAGCCATCATATATCACAGGAGATCTCTGGGATTCATCAACAAGCACAATTGATCTTTCAGAAGTGCCTGTTGGAAAAGTAATATTGATTCGCAATGATTATGATATAACAACAGGAGCTGCGAATACACGAATGGATTCAAGATTGTATTTTCCAGATACAACAAAAAGTGTTGAGTTTGCACATGATTTGATTTCAACTTCAGGGGATGAAGTGAGATATTCGAGAACAACTCAATTCTTTGTTACTGCTGCAATTAAAACAACAGGAGTGAAGATTCAAGTGAAAGTGGATAAAAATAATGCAACAGCAAGAGTTGAAGATTTTCAGATTACAATTTTAAGTTTCTAAAATGAAATACTTTAATCTTTCAGAGTTTGATTCTCCTGATGTGAAAGGAAGTGGAGAGGGAATGAATGAGGATCTTTTGCAGATAATAGACAAAGCAAGAGATCTCTTTGGGAAGCCAATTCACATCAATTCAGGAATGAGATCTGTTGAGAGAAATGCTCTGGTTGGTGGTAGTAAAAATTCAAGCCATTTGCGTGGATTAGCAATTGATGTGGCTTGTGATAATTCAAGAGATCGATGCAGGTTGATTGAGATCTTTATGCTTTTAGGCATCAATCGAATAGGAGTTGCAAAGACGTTTATTCATATTGATAATGATCCTGAAAAGGATGCAGATGTAATTTGGGTTTACTAATGAAAGGATTGTTGGCAAAATTATTGGGTTTGAATGGGAATGGGCAGTCATCTCTTGGAGAGTTTGCCAAAGATATTCGTGAAGCAATAAAAGGAAAAGAGATTGATCCAGAAAAAATGATGGATCTTGTGAAGGTGCAAAGCGAGATCAACAAGATGGAAGCACAGCACAGATCAGTATTTGTGGCAGGTTGGCGGCCATTTATCGGATGGATTTGTGGATTAGCACTTGCATATAATTTCATCATCAGAGATGTGATTGCTTGGGTTTCTCCTGATGCAATGCCTCCTGCAATCCAGATGGATCAGTTAATAACAATTCTGCTTGGAATGCTTGGATTAGGAGGTTTGCGTACCTTTGAAAAAATAAAAGATAAAACGAAATAATATGGCAATTCAAGATGATTCGAGTGTAGCTCTGATTCCTTCAGCTTATGGCACATCAAAGGTTTATTCTGCAATCCCTTCCAATGGGAATGGGGATTTCACTTTCTCAAGATCTGGAAATGCCACAAGAGTAAACAAAGGAGGATTCATTGAAACGATGGGTACAAACGTACCTCGTTTAGATTACCCTTTAATTGATGGCGTAGTACAGGATTGTCCCGCTTTACTTTTAGAGCCACTAAGAAGGAATTTAGTTACTTATAGTGAGAATTTTACTCAATGGGCAAACACAGGAAGTGAAACTACTGATACTGCCGATGCTGCAATATCGCCTGATGGTTCAGTAAATGCTACAAAACTTCAAGAAGCTAATAGTAATTTTGGCTATCACAGATTAAGCAAAAGCATCACAGCTTCAGCAGCAACAGATTATGCTTTAAGTATTTTTGCTAAAAAAGGAACACAAAAATATGTACAGTTGTTACTACTTAACACAAGTAATTCTTTTGCAGCAAGCAAGGTTTTTGATTTGGAAAATGGTACACTTGGTGAAACAATTATAAACGGCACAGCAACTCTTACTGATGCTAAAATAGAAGATTTTGGTAATGGGTGGTATAGATGTACTATTATAGCACAGTTATCAACTGCACCAAACACATTTAGAATTAATTTAGCTAATGCAGCCACAGGAAACACCACTAATTTAGGTATGGTGCAATATACAGGAAATGGTAATGGCAATATCTATATATGGGGTTCACAGTTTGAACTTGGAAGCTATCCAACTTCGTATATCAAAACTACTTCAGGACAAGTAACACGTTCAGCCGATGTTTGTAATGGTTCAGGAACAAGTGCAGAGTTTAACGACAGCGAAGGGGTTTTGTTTGCTGAAATTGCAGCACTTGCTGATGATGGTACGAGTAGAAGATTATCAATATCTGATGGGAGCAACAACAATCAAGTTTCTTTGATATATGGAGCATCAAATCAAATTTCTCCTGCTATATATTCAGGTGGTTCTTTTCAAATGGGTGGTAATTACACATTATCTGACCAAACTGATACAATT